TGGAGATTAAAACATTTAATAAAAAACGAGTTTCAAACTAACGATGGAATTGATTGGGACTCAGTAAAGGAGTAAAAATGGCAAAAATAGATATACACTTAGGATTTACATTCAGAGTTGGAGATGTAAATAGTAATCAATATAGTAGAGTCGATGTTACAGTTGGCGATGTTGATACTGATTCACCTATAGAAGATCAACTAGATAAAAGTAAAGAGACTGTAGACAAAGTTTGGGAAGAGGTAAGAAAACAAGTAGACAGTAAAATAGACGAGATTCTAGACGAGACAACAAGATAATGTTTGATCCTAAAGAAACAGAAATTACAAGAGCAGAAGTTTTACACTCACTTTTAGCAGAGAGAGAAAGACAAGATGCCCTATGGGGAGATCAAACTAAAAACTCAGATACTAAGTGGTTAAACATCACTTCTAGAATAGTACATAAAATGTATGATATTGTTGATGAGGAAGATTCCCAAGATATTTTATATTCAGAAGTTATACAAGGAGCTTCTTTATTAATGGCTTGGGCTGAATATTTAAGAAGAAAAAATTCAAAAGAGGAATAAAATGGATGTTGATAAATTATTTGAAAGATTACAAAAAGCAAACCCAAAATTAGATATAAAAATGGGAGACGACAGAGATTACTTTGAGTTCGATAGAATTTCTTTCGGAGTACCTAGCTTAGATAAATTAACAGGTGGAGGGCTACCTAAAAAAAGATTTAGTATGTTTGTAGGTAATTCTAATGTTGGAAAGTCTTTTTTAGCTTCACAGTTAGTGGCTAAGGTTATAAATGATGGAGGATCAGCAGTATGGGTTGATACAGAGCAATCTTTTGATCCCACATGGAACGAAAAAAATGGGGTTGATATAAGCAAACTTATTGTTTTACAACCTATACTTGGGGAAGAGGGGCTCGCAATTACTGAGACAGCTTTGAAGGAAGGTGTAGATATTGTAGTAATAGATAGTTTTGCAGGATTAGTACCATCACAAAGTGAAGACATAGAGTCTAAACAGATAGCTACGCAAGCACAACTTCTTAATCGAGCCTTACCTAAATTATTAAGACATTTAAAACATGGGTCAGCTTTATTAGCAATAAATCAGCTGAGACAAGGTATAGGTCGAGTTCCATTTCAGACTATGCCGGGTGGTTTGGGACAAGAGTTCTATAGTCATTTACAATTAGAAATTAGACGACATGGTTGGATAGAAGGGGAAAATAAACAAAAAATAGGTTTTGAAATGGAAATAAGATTAAAGAAAACTAAACAAGGTGGAGATGATTGGGACTCCATTGTAGTACCTTATATAGTAGGTGGAGGTATAGATTTAAAAGAAGTTGTTATAAACGAAGCTTTACAGCTAGGTATAATAACACAAGCAGGGCCTTGGTATACATATAAGGGGGAAAGAATTCAAGGAAAGAACAGGTTAAGAGAGCTTTTTGTAGATAACCCTGATATGTTGGAAGAGTTAGCTCAAGAGGTAAAAAAACATGCCATATTTTCATAAAGATTATACTCCACAAGAAAAAACTTTTGCTAAGTGTATAGAAGAATTCGGACTTCGATATGAAACTCAATTCTCTTTCCCACCCTATTCAGTTGATTTTTATATACCTGAAGTTAAATTAGTAATTGAAGCAGATGGAATATTTGGACATTTTAAAAAAGCAGATGCTAAAAGAGATGCTAATTTGTTAGAAAACTATAGTAATGATATACGAAAGGTGTTTCATATATCAGAAACAAGCAAAAAGAAAATAATGCCTTTAATAGAACAAGTTTTAAATGAAATTGAGGAGGAAGATAATGGCAGGAATTAGACAAATAGGAGCTACGAGAAGAAGAACATCTAATCAAGATAGATGGCTCTTAAAATCAATGGAAGATTTATTATCTTCTAATAAAGTTTTTGGTAAGCAAGGAGTATTTTATCCTTCTATAGTATCTAATCCATGTGATAGATATGTTTATTTATCTTATAATGGTTTACTACCTGCTCAATCAATAGCAGGAAATTTACAAAGAATTTTTGATAATGGTAATTATTTAGAGTATAGGATAAATAAATACTTTGAAAAGTTGGGCATAGTAAGAAAAAGAGAATCCCCTGTAAAATTAGAAACCCCACATATATCAGGTAGGATAGACTTCATTATAAGCCATCCTGAACATCAGGAAGTTATACTAGAATTAAAATCTATCAATAGTAGAAACTTTGAGCTATTAAAACTTGCTCCTAAAGAAGATCATATGATTCAAATACAAATTTATTTAAATTTAGCAGCTTATGATCATGGAATTGTTTTATATGAAAATAAAAATGATCAAAGATTAAAAGCTTTTAAGGTTGAAAAAGACCCTGTAATGTGGGATAATATATTAGAAAGATTATTTAAAATTATGGGGATGAGAAGAATACCTGAGAAATGTACAGGCGAATCTTACTGCAACTGTAAACTAGTAAAATAAGGAGAAATAAATGTCACCTAAAAGAACCTTAGGAAATATAACTAAGTATGTTTCAAATTTACCTATCCCTAAGTTAGATTTTAAAGAGATTTTTAAGAAGATAGAAGAGGAAAAGGAAAGACCTAAACTTAAAGTAGTTGATATAATAAATCTTAGTGATAAAGAGTTAGAAAGAGTTTATTATTATTACGGAGCAGGGAAAGCCTTTTTAGAGATGGAGCTATCTGACATAGCATCTAAAAAAGCTTTAATAGAAGATGTGTATAAAGATACCTTTGCTGATGTATCATATAAAATAGTAGATAGAAGAGCCAAAGAAGGACTAACGAAACTTAATAAAGAAGGTTTAGAGGGGACAGCCTTCGCTGAATCCGAAGAGCTTAGAGAATATAAAAAACAAATGAGAGAAGCAACAGGAATATTCATAAGAGTACAGGGCGAATTAACTTCTTATGATTCCATGTGGAAAACATTATCTAGGATTATTGGGTTAAGAACAAAAGATAAAAAGGAGTATAGTATATAATGGATGTTTCAGAATTTATACATGAATGGGATGATTACGCAGTAAGTGAGCTGATAAATGATCTATCAAAAACTGTAAGTGGCATGAGATATGCTGCTTATAAAGAAGATGCTGAGTTAATGTTAGACATTGTCTCAGAAGCACATACTTGTTTAGAAGCTTTAGAATCTGTGATGTTAGACCGAAACACAGATCAAGAATGAAAAATTTTATTGGAATAGATTGTTCAAGCAAAGCTATACATTCTGTGTGGTTAGGCAATGGAGGGTCTATATTAAAACAAGTAAAGTGGGAACATAAAGCCAAAGATTTTGATGAAAGATTCTTTAATTTTATGTCAGACTTTGATCACTATTTAAGTACAATAAGTAAAGAGGCTCAAGCAGCTGTAGAAGCAGCTATCTTTATACAGAATCCTAAATCTACTATAGCTTTAGCTTCAGTAGTAGGATGTGTAAGATATCTTTGTCATAAGTATGGAATTGATTGTGTTCCAATAGATAATACTAAATGGAAAAAAGATATTATAGGAAAAGGAAATGCCTCTAAAATAGAAATAAAAGCTTTCGCTGAGAAACATTGGGGAGAGACTTTTGAAGAACAGGACTTTGCAGACGCAGCCTGTATAGCATTATGGATAAAAAGACAGTTCGAGTTGGAGAAAATTGATGAACAAGAAAAGCAAGAAGACAAAAAAAGAAGAGTTACCAAAGGATAGTTTACCTGAAGGAGTTACACAAGAAGAGTTATTTAAACAGTATGGAAAATTAGTTTGGTGTGATTTTAACGATTGTTTTTGGAACTCAAGACCTAAAGGATTAAAAAGAACTGTAGGAAGTGTTTTAAATAATAGATACTATAGACCTTTAGGAACTAAAGATGAATCTTGGGTTGGTATCTGTGGGAGACCTAATGAAATAGCAATTAGGTTCCAAAGAAGAACTACAAAAGGAGGAGCCAAACAAGAATCTCCAATTTGTTTTGTACCTGCTAAAAATGGTAAAACAGGACATATGGATTTTTCAAAAATGTTACAATCTGATGGAACACCTTTTGGTGGAAGTTTGAACTCTCAAGCTGTACACCCTGAAGAACATTTAAATTATGATATGGATGCTTAAAATATGCCGAAAATATTACCAAAAGAAATGAAACAAAAAGCTCAAAAATTATATTTAGAGGGCAGAACAATTAACGAAGTATATGAAGAATTACTTAAAACCTACCCTAAAGAAAATATAGCTAAGTCTACAGTTTATTCTTGGCCATCAAGAAATAAATGGGATGAGGATATGCAAGAAATAGATTCTAAAGTAGCTAAGAAAGTTAAAGATTCAGTAGTAGAAACCCAAAGTCAAAGAGCAGCTAGAACACAGCTAGAACATTTAGATGAATATACTACTCTTAGAAGTAAAGCCTTAGCAGAATTAGGCGTATTAGACTTTAAAACTGCTGAAGGGGCTGCCAAAGCATTAGATATGGGTATACAAGGAGAAAGAAAAGTAATGGAAGGTTTAATTAATTTAAGTTTTGTTCAGGATATAGTAGGCGTTCTCGTAGACGAAATTGAAGATAAAGAATTATTAAAGAAGATAAGTATTAAATTGCAAGGTGTTTTGAAAGAACATGAATAAAAAATCAGATTTTAAAAAAGAATTAATTTCATATACAGACGCTTTTGAAACATTAGCAGATGGGTTAGTATCTACAGATGGCAAAAAGTTTGAAGGAAGTTTTCACTCCTTTTTAACAGATGTTTGGGCTTACAGTTTCGATCACCCTGAATATTTTAATGCTTGGCATATAGGGGTTTTAGCAGAAGATATAGAAAGATGCTTGGAAGAGGATAAAAACTATGTAGCTGTTCTCCCAAGATTTCATTTTAAATCTACTATTCTAGGTCATGCTTTTAGTGTATGGAGATTATTACAATCAAAAAGAGATATGTCAGTTCTTTATCTATCATTTAGTGATGGAATGGCTAGATATCATTTATCAGAAATAAATAAATCAGTTCAAAGAAACCCTATCTTAACAAGTATGATGGTAAATAGATCACCGAAAGCAGATTTTTCTTTTAGGTATTATATAAATAAAAACCCTATGGAAATTATGCATGGAGGATTGTTTTCCTTTAAAAGAGGTATGCACGTCAATGGAGCTTTGATTGCCGATGACGTATTAAGAGACCCTGAAAACCCTTTGAATATGGGGCAGATAACTAAAGTTGAAGACCACTTCATGACAGAATCAATGTTCATACCATTAAAAGGAGTTCCTGTTATTGTATTAGGAACACCCATGATGCCCGGAGATTTATTAAGTAAGTTACAAGAAGACGAAAGATTTATAGCAAGAACATTACCTGCTTTAGACCCTGAACCAAAAAGAAGAGTATTGATGCCTGAATTATATTCAGAGGAGTGGTTATTAAATCAACAAAAAGCAAGACCTAAGTCTTTTGCTTCAGAGTTTTTATTGCAACCACACTTTTCTACTGAATCTTATTTTGAAGAGGATCAAATTACTGCTTGTGAAGACGAAAAATTAGTAAATTTATCGTATAATAAAACATATCTAAAATCTATGGATGAGCAAATATTTGGGGGGTTTGATGTAGGTAAAAAGAGACATCCTTCCCATTTAGTTTTATTCAG